AAGACACCGCTTCAGGCACGCCTTTGATACAAACATTGACAAGAGACACGCGATTGCCTATACTACCTATAATACCTATAGGTTCAAAAGATGTTAGAGCGAACCAAATAACAGGAATTGTTGAGGCCGGAAGGGTAGCCCTACCTGAGAACGCCGAATGGCTCGCAATCTTCCTAGATGAAATGACTACCTTCCCAGCCGGAGTTCACGATGATATTGTCGATGCGTTTGTCGAGGGAGTAGCGGACATTTGGGAATACGGCAAGATACCACCACCAAAAGAGGGAACAGTTATTTACGATGCAATATCGGAATACGGTCCGATAGCCCCAGACCCGGACGATTATTTGTGAGGTAGATATGCAATACGAATTATGGCTACCCGGGGATATCGCTCAAGAAATGAAAAGGAAAGCCAACGCACAGACCGATGATGGTGCTATATATAATGTAGCCCTTGAGTCAGTCTTGAGGGAGTATGGTGTTGGAACGGCTGAATTAGAGCTTGCCAGGGATGATGCAGGGTGGGTCAAACTCGGTATGGGTGACCAGAGCGGTATAGCAGATATGGCGAGAACTTATAGTGTTCGTCGTGCTCGGGCATACTTCAATCGAGACCCCTTGAGTGGGCAGGCAGTGAGAATATGGACGGATTATGCTCTAGGTAGAGGGATAGGTTGGAAAGCTAAAGATGACAAAGTTGGAGAGATTCTGAGGAGTTTCTGGGATGCCAAGGTGAATGAACCGCTTCTATCTAATCAAGGGCAAAGGAAATCATCTGATAAGCTCCTCGTAGATGGAGAGATATTTTTTATCTTCTTTATTGGTGGTAAAGATGTAAAGATACGACGGATTGACCCGTTGGAGATAACAGAGATTATAACCGACCCGGATGACCTCGAGACTAAGGTGCTCTATAAGAGGGAATGGATTAACACTCAAAGCCAGCAATATACGAGATACTATCCCGACTGGTCTCTTGCAGATACAAGTAAAGAGTTCCCCGATGTATATACCACTATGCAAAGAGCAACTGCTGAGGCTGGTATAATTTACCACGTACCATTTAGAACTTTGGGCGTCAGGGGACTATCCTTATTGCTAAGTGGTATGGATTGGGCAAAGGCTCATAGGAAATTTCTAGAAGCTAGAGCTTCAATAACTCAGTCCCTTGCTCGATTCGCTTGGAAAGCCAAGTTAAAGGGAACGCCAGCACAGGTAGCCGCAGAAGCGGTAGCCTTGCGCTCCTCATATGTTGGTGGCGCTGGTGAAGAGAACAATCCACCACCGACTCCAGGGTCAACCTTCGTTGAGAACGAGGGATACAACCTGACGGCTATTAAGACGGAATCTGGTGCTGCTGCTGCACAGGTTGATGCCAATATGCTTCTCCAGATATTTGGCTCTGCAGTAGGCGTCTTCCCCCATTACTTCGGCGCCGGTGAGGCATTTAGGCTTGCAACTGCTACAGCGATGGAACGGCCTATGCGTATTCAGTTTGAAGCCTATCAGCAGTTATGGGCTGATGTGTACGATAACATCTTCAATTTTGTTATGGATAAGAACAATGTTGCAGAAGATAAGCGATTCGTTGATATCGACTTCCCACCTGTTGCAGAGAAGGATGCCAACGAGAAGATCAAGGCGATAATTGAGGTGGTTGGTGCTATGCCGGAGCTGGATGGTGATGAACTCAGGAAGCTAGTGCTGACTACATTAGGGGTGAATAATCCAGATGAGGTGTTAGCTGATAAGGATTCGGTTGAGAATGCTTCATTTGGGCTGGTCAAGGCTCTAAAGGAAGTCTCACTAGCGTTAAAGAAGGAGGATGGTTCTAATGGCCACAAAGAAAAAAAAGGAGAGTTGCTCAGTCTGTAATGATAAAGGATTTGTTGAGTATGAGCACGGTCTTATCCAGAAGCTCTGCCCTGAGCGATGCCCTACCGCAATCGCCATACTTGACCGATTGCATCCCCCGGGAAAGCCAGGAATACCGTACATTAATATTGCAGGAGATTTCGAACCTCTTGGAAGCACTGAGGGCGAAACAACCGGGGATACACAGTCAACAGGCGAGGAAGGTGGAGCACAAGTTCTCAAGGGAAATGAGTTTGTACTTCCGTCAGCTAGGAAGAAACATACCGTATAGAGACTTGCCGGGTTATCTTGAAAGAAATCCTGTGAAGGAAGCGATAGTACCGGACGATGAAGCACTAAGAATAGCATCTGAGGTAACAGAGGAAATGAATCAGCGACTTGATTCTGTTTTAAGAAGAAATATAGAGGCTGGCTATTTGCTGGGAGCTACACAAGCTCACCAGGTATTTCGCCTTGAGCCGACCTTTGAACTACTGGATGATGGTGCTATTCAGTGGATGAACAGGCATTCTGCTAGACTGGTTACCCAAATCAATGAGACTACTCGAGAGGAACTAGCCAGGGTTCTGACTAGGGGAGCAAGTAAGGGTGAATCAGTTGCCAAGTTAGCCCGTAATATAAGGAAGGAAGTAGCTAGTATGGCTGATATCACTAAAGGCAGGGCTCGGCTGATAGCCAATACCGAATTAAACGAGGCTATGAGTGAGGCAAGCCTTCAGACTTATGAGAGATTAAATGTAGCCGGCAAGAGCTGGTCTACAGTAGGTGATGATAGGGTCAGCGATGATTGTCGCTCCAATGAAGGGGCTGGCATTATACCATTGACCGCTTCATTCCCCGGTGGAGTGATGAGACCACCTCAGCATCCGGGTTGCCGTTGCACATTAGTTCCTGAGAGGATATTGCAATGATGGAGAGGTTAATAATACAGAACGAGCAAGACATAGAACTCAAGAAGGAACTTGAGAATATTGACTTTAATCTTGACTATGGTTCTGTTAAAATACAGATAAGGAATGGCAAGCCGTCTCTCGTAACTATAGAGAGGACGATTCAATTGGATGGCGCGAGTAAGCCAAGGCCAGAAATAACAACCAGAGCGCCAATTAGAACGGTGCCTTTTGACCATTGAGAGGACGGTTAAGTTGGATTAACTTTAATAATTAAATAGTATAGTCAAGCCCAAAACGGAGGAACCGACAGCTGTAAGAAGTTTGTCGGTTTTTTATTTGGAGGTAATTATGCCATATGCAACTATAAGTGATTTGCCGGATACATTAAAGAAGCTACCTAAGCAAGCCAAGGAAATCTATATGGCAGCGTTCAATTCAGCTTTTAAGCAGTACGATGGAGATGAAGGTAAGTCCCATGGTACAGCTTGGGCAGCTGTCAAGACCAAATACAAGAAGAATGATGATGGCCAGTGGGTAGCAAAGGAGGCTCAAGTGGAAGCCAAAGAAGCTATGAGTGATAACGATAAACGCTCTCTGCTACAGGGTGCGGTCAAAGGTTCTCTGGCTATAGGAAACGATATGAACGGTCCATGGATAAGGGACATTTACGATACCGAGTTGGTCTACGAGGTAGGTGGCAAGATGTATAAAATGGCCTATGTCATCGACCGCAAGGGCAAGGTAGTGTTCGGGGAAGCCGAGCGTGTCACTCCTCAGACTGTCTATAATCCAATTGCAGAGGCCGTGGAAGCCAAGATTGATGAACTAACCAATCTTACCAGTGAAAGAGAGGATGCTGTTGAAGCTAAAGGGGCTCTCAATAATCTTCTGGAATTGCTGGAGAAGGATGGTTTGACTGAGGCAGATGTTGAGCCTCATATTAAAAAGGCTGATGAGATAATTGCCAAGCTGGAAGAGGCAGCTCCAATGAAGACTGAAGATGGTCAGCAATATCCGAGATCAGCTTATGCCTATACCCCAGAAGCCGATAAGCCGGCAACTTGGAACCTTAGGCTTTGGGAAGACCCGACTAAGAAGGTAACTAAGGCTCAATTAGGTAGAGCGTCCGCTACTCTAAGCCCCGGTGGGTATAGGGGTGAAAAGGTAGATGTTGTTCAGGATGCTTTGCCAGCAATCAAACGAAAAATCAGAGCTGAATACAAAAAGCTTGGGGTTGATGAAGATGCTATGCCTAAATGGGTGAAGGAAGCATCTGTGGTCAGACAAAGAGTAATGGAGTCCTGCGATATCGACATAACAGAGGTGACGAAGGACGACATAGCTAAAGGTATAGTGCCAGTTCGTATCATAGTCCCGGGCTTCAATTCGTCCAAAGAGCGATACTACAGTGAAGGAGCTGTCGCTGATGCCGCTGCTATCTTCGAGGGAGCTAAGATGTATGCCGACCATCCAACGGAAGCGGAAGAGAAAGAACGCCCTGAGAGGTCTATCCGTGATTGGGTGGCCACTCTGACCGAGACAAAGGTATCTGAGTCCGGGAACGCTGTGGGGATGGCTCACATAAACGCAGGTTGGCTGAAGGAGAAGATACAGACCTTATATGAGCAGGGTGATCTGCAACATATGGGGACTTCCATTAATGCCATAGGCAAGGGTACGAAGCAAACTATAGAGGGTATTAAGACCACGCTAGTCGAAGGGCTAGTCAAGAGTGCTTTTCAGTCAGTCGACTTCGTAACAGAAGCCGGAGCCGGAGGGCAAGCTGGGCTCAGAGAGAGCGCCACCGATACAATCGTTGACGCAGAACTTATGGACCTGGCAACGCTCCGAGAGGCTAGGCCTGACCTGGTAGAAGCGATTGAATCTACTATAAGGCAAGAAATTCAAACGGAGGTAAATCAGAAGATGGAAGACAAAGAGAAAATTCAGGAACTAGAGGGTCAGGTAGAGACCTTAA